CAATGATCTCTTCAGGCTTGGCTCTTTTGCCCATGGTTCAACTCCATTTCAGAGCCGATCCTCTCTCAAAACATGGGCCACTTTTTCGAAGGCAGTCCATGACGACCACCGCAACTTTTGCGAACCTTCTCATCTGATCAGCATAAACCCTGCTCGCCAGACAGTAGAAGACCTGACGTTCTAACCGTCAGACCCTCCGCTGCGTTTCGTACTCTGAAAAGCAAAATCACCCTGAACCAATAACAGGAAACAATCACTCATGACCAAAACATCAAAAGACGCTGCGACCAGCAGCGACCATTTCAATCAACCCAACAGCCGAAACTCAAAGAGGGCACTAGGCACATGACCAAACTTAGAAAAGACGGACAACCCGACCGCAGAGTCGGCAACAAGTTCTATCAAATGCGCGAGCGACACGGACGCAAAAAGAAGTTCGAAACGCCAGAAGCTATGGAACAAGCCATTCTCGACTATTTCGAGTGGAACGAGGCAAATCCATTCACCGATTACGAGCTAGTTAAACACCAAGGCAACGCAAAAAATGTTGAAGTCCAGAAGCGCCGCCCTCTGTCTATTCGCGGCCTCTGCATCTCATTAGGCATGAGTCATGAGGCATGGATTCAGTATTGTCAGCGCAAAGATTTTGTTGAGGTCACATCGCGCGCACGGGAAACAATCGAGCGCGATCAGATCGAAGGGGCCATGGCCGAGATATACAATGCGAACATTGTCGCTCGCCTGAATGGTCTCTCTGACAAGCACGAAGTCACTGCGCCGATTGTGGTCCTGAATGACGATGATCGCTCAGTCTGATTTCGAACTAACTCCGAAGCAAATAGAGGTTCGTAAGCTGTTTGGCGGGCCTCAAACGCACTCGCTGGTTTATGGCGGTAGCAGAAGCGGCAAAACGTTTCTGATCACCCGGACCATCTTAGCCCGCGCCGCCTATGCCTCGCACTCTTATCACCTGATGGGCCGCCTGAATCATATGGACGCCAAGCGACACCTAATGATGAAGACGTTTCGCGAGGTGCTGCGCATCGATCCGGCGTTTCGGAGCTTGAACCCGAAGATCTTCAAAAACGACCAGATTGCGCTATTGCCAAACGGTTCAGAGATTTGGTTCAGCGGCTTGGACGATGACGAACGAGTCGAAAAAATCTTGGGTGCGGAATTTTGCTCCATCGCATTGAACGAGTGCAGTCAGATCAGCTTTGATACGGTTGAGACGGTTCGAAGTCGCCTAGCCCAGAGCATCACGAACGAAGATGGCGAAGAGATGCGCTTGCGGGCGTTCTACGACCTGAATCCGACGACGGCGGACCACTGGACCTACAAAGAGTTTGTCGAGCTCGTGAACCCGATTGACGGCACACCGCACGAAGACCCGGAAGACTACGCCTATGTGCAGATGAACCCAGACGAAAACCCGCATCTGTCGCAGGCCTACCTGAAACAGCTCAGCCGGATGTCCATGCTGAAACGTAAGCGGTTCAAGGATGGTGTGTTTCTAACCGCCCTGCCCGATAGCCTTTGGACGCCTGCCATGATCAGCGCCGCCCGGTCTAAGGAAACTGCGCCACTAACCGCCTTGCGCCGCGTCGTGGTTGCGGTTGATCCGGGCGGCACAATGAAAGGCGATAAGACCGGCATTGTCGTTGTAGGCCTCGATTATCAAGATCAGTTCCATGTGTTGGCCGACGTTTCCCTAAACGGCACTCCTGCCGAATGGGCATATATGGTGCTTTGGGCCTACACCGCGTTTGACGCTGACTGCGTGGTTGTCGAAACGAACTTTGGTTCGGATATGTGTCAGCACACTATCCGCACCGCCGCGCCGCCAAGCATGAAATTCGCTATCAGGGTCAAAGAGGTTCGGGGCAAGCGCGGCTTTGGTAAATCCAGCCGCGCCGAATTGATTGTCGGCTTATTCCAAAACGATCAGGTCAGCTTTTCAGATGAATTGTATGCGCACTGGCCGGAGGAAGCCGATGCGCCCACGCTGCCACCTAAACACACTCAAAGCACTGAACTGTTTGATCAATTAATGGCCTTCGTGCCAGAGGTTGCGGGCAAGCGTCGGAGACGAAAAAGCCCGGACAATGCCGATGCGTTGGTCTACGCCCTAATCGAACTCAGCGGCGCGAAACCACGAGGCGTTGATAGCCGCCCTAGAATGTTCGTCGGCCTCGCCGGAAATCGCAAAATGCTTGGTTAGGCTTCTATTGTCTCCGCCTGCACACACTGTTTTCATTTCACTTTCCCAAATCAACGCCTTTTTTGGTCCGCTTTTGGTCCGCAATTGCCGTTTTCGCCCTGAAATCGGCCCCCTATCCCGACTCGTCGCGCACTAGTCGGACTAGCAGTCGCCCGGCCTTCTTTGGGGAAAGCGCGGGCCGGGTGGCTGCGCACCTTTGCCCGGCTTCGGCAGTGATTTACCGCGCTGCCGATCCACGCCGCCGCCCGCCTCCAACGTCTGACACGCGAGGGCGGCGGCACCCTATTCTCTGACACTCGGCCGTCAGAGACCGCAGCGGCTCGCAGCCCATTGAACGCGGGCCGCTGCACCCTTTTCAGATTCCGGTTGCGCTTATGCTTTCGACTGCCGGATAGGCCACCTGCCCGTGAATGAGTGCGGGCGGTGGCCGCCATATCGCCCGCTGCCCTTAACCGGGTGGCGGGCTTTTTTGCGTTTCAGGGGTGTGATCGAGGATCAGGCCTTGAAGTATTTTGCCGCCGTCGCCAATTCTTATGAGCCGGGTGAATTTTGATAAGCCCGGTGATCAACGCCGGGATGGGAAAATGACACCCGCTTAAGCCCCCGGATAGATCGTCATTGATATCTCCTTTCTGGACGAAAGTTTCAGATATGGATTTCGTATCATGCGTCGCATCGCTCATCGCTTTGAGCTTGCAATGCTACCAACTCTACCGCGACATGCGGTAACGGATCGGGCGGCCTTCGGGTCGCCCTTTCTATTTTCACGCATGCCTATCGTGCCGTGTTGAACACCATGATACCGAGAACCAGAAAGACGATTAGCATCCCGCCAATCCACCTTATGCTGCCTTTTTCCTTATTATCTTCGTGGGCGCGCTTGAACATACTGATCACCTCATAACCAATCCCAAAAAGGGCGATTGGTGCAAGCAAGTAAAATGACGCAGGTGAGCGCAAAAATGCGGCCAAGGCGATAAGCCCGACAATGAGTAAAATATAGCCAATCCAGACCATTTAGTCTCGAAACTCTCGTTCATCATGGGCAAAGCTCCAATTGGCTAGAGGAAGCATCGCCAAGGCGAACATGAATCCCCAATCGCCCCATGTGGCCAAAACGGCGATTGGTGCAGACAAGGCCGTCACGACGATTATCGCAGCTTTGCGTCGGTCGCTCCACTTCGCGTGCCAAAAAGTTTCAAACAGTGCGGCTAAGCCGTTCACGGCGAGATAGAAAGCGATGAAAAGGCCCATGTAAGCGGCGAAAAACAAAGCCGAGTTTTGGAGCCATTCAATCATTTATACCCACCCTATTTCCAGCGCATTGATCGTAAGGCTTTGAGGCGCTGCCGAACCGCTTCTGATCGTTCGTCTTCCTCTTTGTTCCATGTGGCGACTTTCGCTAATTCGGTGATTGCGAGAACGCACAAAGCGACAATGACGCCGAACGCACCGAGGAATGCAACAAACATAATGTTCTCAATCGCCGGATGCGGGGGATCGAATAACTGGCCAAAGATCGATGCCAAGGCCAGACCTACCGCCGCCGCCAAAAAGTTCATGCCCAAATTGAAGCGCCTCAGCGCCTCTCGATAATTTCCGCGCTTCCCGTAAGTTTCAGCATTGGTGACAAAGACGATAACCAACAGCGAGAATAGCCCGCCAATGACGGCAAACATAAACAGTCCGGGTTGAGGCACTTGCATACCCCTTCATAAATAGAGCCTCGCCAGTGTCAAAGTGCCGGAGTTTTTTGCGTTTTGGGAACATGGTGCAACGAATCGGGCGGCGTTCGGGCCTCCCTTTTCTTTTTGGTGCGGCGATGTCGAGATAGGATATTGCTATGCGCCCGGAGTGCGAGCTACCATCGATCCACATTGCAAATGGGGACTCACATGAAACACGCATTTATCTTGATAGGTGCAGCCATGGCTATGGCCGGATGCGCAAGCACAGACACATTATTGGCAAACGAGTCAGGCATAACCATCGTCGTTGAAAATAAGGCGTTCGTCCGCATGGAAGACGACGCTGCGCAACAAGCTCAGGCCCACTGCGAGCAATACGGAAAAAA